CCCTTTTTTTTTTTTTTTTAAAATTGATTAGTTTAACGTCTTATCATAGACGTGGAGTGATCAATAGTTGAATTCGACATTGAGAACTTTACTGTATACTATATCATAGTTCAAACTTACATCACTATGAAACTTAATATGAGGTATTAATCTCATTTTGAGTTCATGTAATGAAGGAGCGTACATATAAAATGTATCCTCTCCATGTAAACTTAATTCTGATATAGAACTGGCAATTTTGTCGACCGTTATAAGATCAGCTTCAGATCCTTTTGCTGTCCAATTAAGGGTAGCAAATATAGATTCCTTAGCTAATGGGGCTACGTATCGACACAACATCGGATCGAAACGAAATGATCTTTTTAAAAAAGATATTTCATTTATTTTCCTCGCCGGCACTTCAGATTCTTTCTTCAATTCATTAGTATATTTCATGCCACATTTATCCATATATGATGGCATTGTCAATTCATTAAAAAAATCTCGAACTAATTGATCACTCGTAAACGCATTGTCATCTCCTAAAGCTATCATATAAACTCTCTTATTAAATTCTGAACAATCAAATCCTGCATATTGAAAAGACATTCTGAATACAATATTGTTATAAATGGTATTAACTATTGCAGTCAAAGGATTACCAGAAGGTATTCCATTAAACCATTCATATATATTGGGACCTTCTATATGTACTGAATTTACTATTTCAACAAATAACTGTGATCTAATAGAAGAGTCTTCATCATTTTTATTTCCATACCACCTTTCAATCATAAGGTAAATTTGCCATAATATCTGATTACATTGCATAGTATCAAATTTAGAAAAATCTCCTGCTCCGATAGTCTTATCCTCTCTGTTGTTATTGAATTGAGTTAATTTTCTGGCAATATCATCCCACGAAGTAGAATATGGATTAATACCAATCGCTGATCCAACATTTATATTTGCTTCGAAATAAGAAGATATAAATTCTCCAAAATATTTACGAAACAAAATCAACAATATGAAATCACAAGCTGAAAACATCCTAGTTTTACCTTGAAGAACTTTTTCCTTTTCTCTAATCTCATCTTTAAGACAATCTTTATAATAGAATCTTGGTCTGATGCCTCTTCTGAACATATCAATCTTCTCGTTCACTACGTTAGCTATTCGTGATCGAGCGAAAGATATCTTTTCAAGGTCTCCTTCTTCAACTGCGTTATAATATTCTTTCTTTAAATTGGAATATTTGGGCAAACACATAGGATAACC